CTTAGTAGGAGTACCGAGACCAGCGAGCACAGGAGTAGCAAGAGTAAACAAGCCATCTGAAGCAGCATTATAATACTCTTTGATATAACGCATACGAGCTGAGTTAGGCTCTTCTTTATGCATAACCGTTGCTGCCGCAACCATATAGCGAACTTGAGGAGTTTCATAAATTTCCTTTGTGGCACGGTTGCGAACAAGGTACTTTTCAATCAACTGCTCAATGGCCGCGTAAGAGTATTGTTCATCTTTCTCATGGTCAATGAACTCGTCCATTTTGTTCCAGTCGGCTTCAGTATACCACTCCAATAGCTCAGGGGTATATAAGCCAACTGCTACGTTTTTCTTTACAATGTCGTATAGCCTAGGAGGTTTGTAATCTCCGTATACGTCTTTACGCAACATGCTTAGACGTTGCTTGCCGGCTACATATTGGTAATTTGTGTGCCCTACTTCAGGGTTGCTTTCAACATCAATTAAGTCAACAATAGCACGTAGAGTAATTTCGTCAATTTCTCTAGTACTGATACCATCATAGAAATGAGGCTGAGCTTTAATCTCAATCATTGACTGACTTACGTCAGCAGTCCCTTGACACACTTTGCTGATCTGTGCCTGCCATTTTTCAACTGCTAGCGGTTCTTTTACACCGCTACGTTTTTGTACATTAATTGTATTTTTATTCATATTCTCAATCATCAATCCCATCATACGCAACACTTTCTAGTAGGAGCATTTACTTACCACGTAAGTGTGCGTAAAATCTTTATACTTTAACCAGGTTTGCAAGGTCGCTAGGCACCCATTTTTGTAAAACTTCGACCTTAGCTTCGTTAACATCTACTGTTTCACCATCATAGTAATTTAACAATTCATCTGAAGGCAACAATACCATTAAGCGAGGATTTTGCTCTACCATGGCTAAAACTAAGTGACATTCTATGCCTGCTAATACTAAGCTATAAAATATACCAAGTCCTTGTGCATTGGGGCAAAACGATCCGTTGCCAATGAGCGTCCACGGATCCGGCCATGTTTCTTGACGCCATGGATCAAAAGTCTTATTAACCATTGGAACAAACTTCCACCAAGTTGCAACTTCTTGATATGCGTCATTTAAAGCAAGGGTTTTTAGTTCGTTGCGCCAATTTCGCCAAGCTGCGAGTTTGCCTTGCTTATCAACGAACCAATGTTCTAAGCTACGGTTTTGCACTGTGATACTTATACTAACTTATAATACTGTTCTACTCGACGAAGCCACTGATCTTGATAATAATCAAACTCTGCTCCTTCGATAATAAATTCCTGATAGATGAAGTCTGCTGAGCACATAAAGATTACGCCTTTCCTAATCTTTGTACCCCATACTTCATTGTGTGCTAATGCGTATGCTGTTGTTTGGATAAAGTAATCTTCAATCCATTCTTTCTTCTTTGGCTTATTAGTTTGCTTATGGTCCATAATAGCATCGCTGCCGTCATGCACACCTACTAAGTCTGTTGTGCCGGCATAGAGGCCTGGGCAATATAGTTGCACTTCTGTGCCCCACACTTCATTGCACTTTGATAAGCCCTCAGAAATGATAATGCCTGCCATGCGATGACTTTGTTGGCTATAAGGATTAGAACCAGGTTGGCCTGCATCCCCTGACAGCACATAAGTTTCCAACCACTTGTGCATTCGTGTGCCACGACTTGCAGCTTCGGTTGTAATTTCCTGCGCTTTCTTTTCACCAACACTCTTGCGCCAATTTGCAAGAGCTTGCTTCTTTTCTTCGCTTTTGGTTTTGTCTAGGATTGTGGTAACACTAGGGACACGCGAACCGTCGGGCGTTTCGTATAAACGACTTGGCCCGTCAATTCGGTTTAGGGGTTTGTATTCGTATTTTGGGTTATATGTAATCATTGTTGTTTATTATACACAGAGGTATAACAAATGTCAACAATTACCATGCAATAACCCATTGGAAAGAAGTTTCGCCAACTGGATTAGATTGGCGTTCAATGGCATAGCCTAAATCAGAAAAATACTGAATCACCTTTGCCATTTGCAAAGTTTTCTGACGGTCGTCTCTTACACCTGTCCAAGTATTGTAATATTCATTGGCAAGTGCAAACCCTGTATCAGTTGGATTCTTGGCCATTGTACTTGTGGTAGCGACTGTAACTGATACCCTACCTTCGTTGGAAGCAATAATAACTGCTTCTTCTAAGTCTCGGATTTCTTTTAGGACATAAATGTCTTGCAATGATTTTAAACGTGCTTCTGCGGCCGTTAGCATTACGCGGCTCATAGTCCTAAATCCTTTCGTGCTTGTTTAACTGCATCTTTGCCAACTACTTCTTTATTTTGTTCTGCCTGGTCTTGTGTATCCGCAGTTGGTACAGTTGTTAACATAATTTCATCGTTGTTAACATCAGAGACTAGATCATTATTTTTAGCTTTAAACGTTGAAATTAGTCCACGAATAGCATCAACCTGGTGCGTTGCACTAAAGCCCATTTTGTTTAGACGTTGAACTAAATCTTGCATAGGCATGTTTGCTAGGCCGTCATTTTGTGCTTTAATTAAAAGCATCTTGACGGCGTTAGCAAAGCTGTTATCTACGCTGGCTAGTTCAAGCAATATCACTCTTCATCTCCCTGCCAGTTGGTTCTTCTTCTGGGCCTGCACTACTTGGGAAAATTGGAGCTTCACTGTCAGCAGCTTCTTCACCTGGAACTGCTGGTAGCATGTCAGTGCTGCCGCCAGATGTTAGTCCAGTTAGTGCTGAATCTAGTGTGTCTTTTGTTTGCATCAAACTGTTAATAGCACCTTCTAGGGCGGCCTTAACTGTTTGTGCATATTGCTCACCTGCGCCATCACCAAAGCGTTGTTTGATTTGGTCAACAAGTGTAATCATATCTTTACCTAGCATGTCAGCTACGTCTTCAATCATGCCTTGGAAGTCTTTGTTCATTGAACGAGCAGCAATAACGACTTCGGCTTGATCTAAATCAGCATCGTCCAAGTCTGCTTCGAATAGAACTGAATCAACGTCTGCCATTGATTCGTATACTTCGCGCTGTAAAATAGCACGAGTATATTCAGCGCCACCGCGGCTTGCTAGTGTGTCAATTTCTTGCTTAACACGCTCTAGTTGCTCACGTAGGGCACGACCGCCAAGCTGTTTAACGCTAACGCTTTCTTTGCGTAGAGCACGACGAGCAGCTTCTGCAGGTGTTTGAATGGTTGTAATGTCATTAAATTTCATAATGGTCTCCGATGCTTTATTTAGTGTTTTGGCTTGCTCATTCTGTTCATTCTAGCCGCACGTTTGCTTACCTGGTTGAACTTTTTAGTTCTACGGGCTCTTGCAATGAATCTTTTTTTGAATTTGGCTTTTAAACGCTTAAACCTGATGCTTTTTTTGATATCTACACGTTTGCTACATGTACCTGCTGAGCTAACAACTCTACCCTTTTTGCGGCCGACTGTACAGCGAACTTTGCGTTTAATTCGCTTGCCAGCGCGGGCCCAGACTAATTTAGCTTCAACAACTATTTGCATATTATTTTGGTAGGTGTGTAATTACATAACCTAACATTGCTAATAGACCTACAATGACTGTGGCAGTGGATGTTACCATAATCTTGAACTTTTCGTCTTTAGCATTGCTCAACAATGTTTTAATTTCACTTAGATTCTTTTGATTCTCTGATTTAAAAGAAGAAAAATCATCATGGATCTGATCTAAACGATCCTCTACTGACGTAATCTTCTCTTGAAGTCTTTTATATCTTTCAGCGCACAACTCAACGTGCAACTCTAAGCTGGAACTTTCCGTTAACATAGCATCAATCATCCACAATAAAACACCCTCATTGCTCTTGCATTTGAGAGTTAACAGTTGAGCCTAAAAGTTGTGCCTAAGTGAGTCGTGGTAATACAGGGGTTGTTTATATAGATATATTTAGCTCAGATTAAAAAGAATCGTGTCGGATGTAGAAGGTGTTCTTGTTTGGACCAGTTGTTATAAAGGTGCCGTCAAGAGCTGCTGTTTCGTTAAGCCCAGTATACGCTACAAGCCCCTCAGTATCAGCTGATAGTGTTTCTTCAGTCATTTGACCTTGCCTATCAGCAATCCATTTTAAACACCATACACGGTGTGTTCCTGTTATGTTATCTCCAAACAGGCCGCCTGTAACGTCTTGTTGGTCTATGCACTCAACACCTGCTAGCAACGGCTGGCCGCGGTTTGCAATAATGTTCATAATGGATGCAAGGTTACTACGGCTTTCATTACGGTCTGGACCAATATCATATAATGTCCACGCCGTGAAAAATTCCGGATCAGCACCCATGTGCGAACCCGGAACCATCCAAGATTTTTTATCGTCTTTTTTCTGCATTATTTTATCGAGTGTATTGCTTTACCTACTGCATATCCTGCTAAGCCTGCTGCCCCTACTTTGGCTACAGACTTTAAAAAGCTGTCACTTGATCTTGAACCTGCAATTGCGCCGGCACCTAATGCTGCTAGTTCTGCATTACCTGCTGCTGTCATTTCATATCCCTTGTTCTTAGACAATGCTTCTAGAACTGGTAATAATTCACTACGCTTACCTCGCATACGATAATACTGCAATAGTCTTGTAATGCATAGCTCACGTTGATGGGTAGTTAAATTTTCCCAGTCTGTGATTAGTCTACGTAGGCTTTTGTAATTGCTAATGTCAATGTTCATTTGCCCTTCTAAGCGATACATCAGTCTAATAGCAGTAATACGATCAAGCGAACCAGTTGCAATTCCAATCAAGAACTCTTTAACTAATTTAGCATTGGTTTGAAGCTGATTGGCTAACACTAAATTCTGATCATGTGCTTTTAGCTGTTGAGCGGTAGGGCCCGTTGGGTTCAGCATAATATGCAAGCCTTGATATAAGTCCGTGCCACTTACTCGAGGTGCTGTAAAATTACCAAACATTAGTGTACGATGTGCATAGTCCTGAGCAAATGGTGCTGTTTCAAATTCCTTGCTTAACATATAAAGTGTTAGCAAGTTGATAAATACGCTGTCTACTGTATCACGAAGTGTTAATTGATTCAAGTAAGTGTTGCGAAACATCTTACTTTCATTGCAATTTTCAAGGATAAAACTAAAGCTGTTGTCTTGGTTGTCTTCCATTTTATTTTGCCTTATCCTTCATAAACACTGGGCGATTAACTAACTTAATCTTACCGTGTGGTGTTGCGGCTACAAATCCTTCGTGACCGCCTGCTGTTTGTACTCCGCCTGTATCGGCTGCAACGTGTGTGTCAAGCTGATCTTTAATTTTGTGTTTGATAATAGTAATGCCAGCAACAATATCCCAAGATGTCTGGAACGCTTTGCTGAACTGTTTAATGTGTGCTTCTACGTTTGCTTGCTTGCTAGCACTTAGGCCACTAGGACCTTTTAGCCAAGTCATAAACTCTTTTGCTACTGCTTTACTGTTTGTAATTTCCTGGCCGCTACGTGCTTTATAGTTGATAAAGCTCTTAAAAATGTCAGGTAAGTTTGCAATCTTTAATGTGCCAATTGTAAATGGATCTAGCATGTCATCAATTAGTGCTGCGGCAGGGCTATTAATCAATGCTTGCACTTTTTTAATGTCTGCTGTTGGCATGTTTATTGCATGCTCTTGTGTTAGGTTTGTAGACGGGCCAAACACTACCAAGCCTGGTACTGTTTTAATACCAACTGCATCTGGACTAATTGGTGTAGGTTCAGCTGTTGCGCTACCAGCTTCATCGGCTGATTCGTACATACCGTGTACTGCAATACCTGCACGACTGCGAGCAATTTTGCGGCCAACATCGCTAGTCTTATCAATGTGGTATTCTACTTTGTTTGGCTTAAAATTAACACGCTCATCATCTGTTGTTAAGTCTGCTGGTGTCATCCATAGCATATCGCCTTGGAACATTTTACCAACTTGTTTTGATGGAGTAGCACGTTTTAACAAATCGTATATTGCACCAAACTTTGCAGCATACTCTGCACGACCCGGAGCGTCTGGTTTGCGATTGTAAATCATTGCAGCAACCGCACTAGGGTTTGACGGACGACCGTCATATTTCTTTGCGCCAATGCCTGCTTTGTCAGTAACGATAAATGTTTGCTTATCTAGCCAGCCAAAGATAACGGCAGGTGAGCCGTCCCACTTAATTGTTGTTGTTTCGTGGTGTGTTTCGGCAGCATGTGTTAATGCTGATAATGCTCGCTGAACCCCTTCGATACCGTTTTCATCAAACATAATATCTTCAGGATGGTCAATGCGAGCTTTAGCTTCAGAGAGCTTGCGGCGTTTTAGTTGTGCTACTTCAAAAATCTTCATGGTGTTGGTGGATGTGATGCAACCCAGGCTTCTCTGGCTCTAGTGTATGCATCTCTCATTTGGTCTGGTGTTAAAGCTGGATTGGCAGCAAGTGCAGCTCTAACAGCTTCTTCACCTGCATTGTGTGCAGCCTCGAGATTATCTATTTCTTTTTCAGCGGCTGGAGAAGCTGGCTTCGCTGCGGCAGTTGCTGGTGTTGCGTTAAGATCTAATTGATCTAAGTGATTCTGTAAAAAGTCTGAACCCCATTTACGCATTAGATCAAATGATTGCGGGCGGCCTGGTGTTGCTTCTGACTTTGCAATCTTAATCCAAGCAACAAACAAACGTTGCAAGGCAGCGGCAATTCGTTGTGAATATGAATTTACCGTTTTAGGATCTAAACCGTTTGCATGCATACCAATGGCATTTTTAACAGCCTGGATTGATACAATTGCAGGTGGGCTAGATATAACTGAATCTAACTCCGCTGCATCAGCGTTTAGGTACTTTGCTTTTACTTCACGTACAATGTTAACAATTAGTTCTTCAACCCGATCTTTATAAACTTCGTTGGCCTTTAAGTCTCTTATCACCGGAGAATCACGTGATGCTAACGCTTGCATTAGTTCGATACCAAGTTTGTTAAAGCCAGTTACTAAGTCTTTGCCAAGCTCTACACCGTCTGCCTCAGCATCTTGTTGAGATGTTTCCAAAAACATAACTGCGGCAGCAATAATCAATGCAACTACCTTTGTAGTAGCGTCTACGTCATTGCCTCTGGAGTTAATCGCACCACTTAAAATATCATCATAAGTTTGGCGTACTTCATTGTCTTCAGCAGCTTTGCCGTTTAAAACTAAGCGCAATAGCTCAGCTTTGTTATTCTTTAAAATCTGCTTGATAGCAGCTGGTTCAACTTGAATAGTTTTTTCATTGGCAACAACTTTAGGTAACAATGCTATTGCAGTTTTGTAAATCATACCAATTGGCATTGGTGTTGCACCACTTTTAATAGCGTTTAACTCATTGCCTAGGCGATTTAGAATTTGCGGACGGGCAACATTAACAAGCGCATCTGCAAATTTGTTCAATGCAGCATTATTGTTCATTAGTGCGCGGATGACACCTGTTGGTCCATCACCGCCTGCCATAGCTTTTACCTTGCTAACAAAGTTATCTAAAAATCCTTCGTCTAATTGTTGTTGTAAATCAGAAACTTTCACTGTTCGTTTTCCTTGATAGCGCGAACACCCCTGGTAAATTTAGCAGGGTCTCCATTTTTAATTGCTAACTGTAATCGACGAACTAGCTCTTCGGCTTGATGTTCTGGATAGTTAGATTGAATAATCTCCACAAGATTAATTACACGAGCAATAGCCTGTGTAGCAAGTCCTTCAACAAGCAGATGCTTATCCTGCTTTGGGACTAGTCCTGTGATTTCTTCTAAAATGCTACGAGTTTGTTTACGCATGATTATTGTATTTAGTGGTAAATAGAGTTATAGGAGACTTTGAAAATGCAACTTTCCCCAAGCGCACAAGACTTGAGAGACTTAGCGAACCGTTTACAACAGATTAGCGAGTTCAAAACACAAACTGCGGCTGATACGCACAATGCTGAGCATGATATTAGCGACAGCGAACTTGCTCGTTTAAAAATGGCACTACGTCCATTAGTTGGCAGCGACATGCAGAGCCGTTTTACCCAGGTTCTAAACAAGATGATTACTAGCCAACCAATCACGTTTGCTGAATCTAAATTGATCACTTCTGCTTTCATTAGTATGGCTGATATTATTGCAGGTGATTCTTCATTGATTGCCCGTTTACGTAAGGACATTAAAGACTATAATGCTGAACATAACGGCGATAACGAAGAAGGCGACGAATACAATCCAGATTTAGAGCCAGAAGACTTTGATGCAGTAGAACCAAGAGCTGATTTAGAAGAACCAGCTGACGATTCTCAATATTCATTGAAGTAATCAAATATCCCTGCTCACAATAGCCCTTAGTGCATCCCTGTTTACGCTAGTAGCAACAGGAGTAGCTAGGGGCTTTTTAGTGTCCGGTTTATCTGCCCAAGGCGCACTTAACACATCAAGCGGGCCCGAAGGTGCAGACGAAGTATTCACGGTTGTGCCGCCTGAATTAGTACGCTTTAGCTTATCATACACATCGCCAGCTTTCATAGTAGTGCTTGCACTATCATCCGCAGCATCACTGATACGCAATGTATCTGGGTTAAAGCTCAGATCAATCTTTTGCCCAACTGCACTTGAACTACGAGTTTTCATAAACTGCAATTGTACCATACAACGTTCACGCATTGTAGGAGTACTGTAGATACCAAACACGTTGTCAGCAGTTTGAATCTTTGACAAACCACCAGCAATCATAGAATGGTCAAATTCAACGCTTTCAACCGCACTGCGGTTTAACTGCGAAGCTGTTGCTAGTAATAGTTGCTCAGTAACAACCATGTTACGCAATTCTTCTGCTACCAGCTTGTCCTTAACGAACATATCGCTTACACTAATCTTTTGACTTGCTGGCATCATCAAGTCTAGGTAGTCAACTAGAATGGCATCTACTTTAATCTTACGTTGTGTTTGGAATTCACGCACCCATGCTAACAAGTCATTTGCTGTAATACCGTTTGTTAACTGTACAATTTGTAGCACGCCTGCCTTCTTTGCATTGATACGCACCTTAAGGTCAACGTCTTCTAGTCGCTTAAACACTTCGCGGGTAGGAGTATCTGTAAGCATAGCGTCCATACGCATAGCACACAAACCTTCTGCAAGTTCTAGAGAGAAGTAAACAACATTAAGCCCAGTCATTGACCAGTTAAGTGCCAGGTTCTGCAAGAACAAACTCTTACCTGCACCAGATGCGCCTGCAAAGATGTTAAGTTCGCCTCTGTTAAAGCCACCATACAACTTATCGTCAAGAGTCTTCCAGCCAGTACTTAACTGACCATTATTATCTTTTAGTGCTTCGAGACGTCCTTTAGGATCTGCAAAGTAGTCTGTACCAAATGTCTTAGGTAAGCCCACTTGTACCGCTTCCTTGATTAGCTTTTCAACAGAACCGTACTGGCTTTTGTCTAGTAAGTCAGCACTGGTTAGAATTGCTCGCTCAAGTGCTTTGTGTCTTGCAAAACCTTCAAACTCATCTAAGAACCATTTGCTATGTTCAATTCCTACATCGCCGATTGCTTTTAGTTCTACTCCGCATGTTGCTGTAATTTGTGCAATGTCCGGAATATTAGCATGTTCATTTACATAACTCTTAATAAACTCTGCGGCGCTACGCAACCGTCGATCAAAATATTCAGCATCTAGCACGTTCATGCAACGTGCTGCCAAATCCCTGTTGCTTACTAGAAACTCCAAGAACAGTTTCTGTAAGTCATATCCATATTCTTTTACTTCACTCATTATAATCCTCTAAGGTCACTGGCACCAGCGCCTTGCTAATACTTTAATCTTC